ATGGAACCGATGACCGCAGAACTCTCTCCCGAACTCCAAGCCGCTGAGGAGCGGTTCTATCGCCAATCCGAGCGCGCCGCGAAGCAGTTCGGCCACGGCGCGACCAGCGCGGCCTTGCACATCGCTCAGGGCTCCTACGAGCGCCTTGCAGCGGCCTTGGATGCAGAGTTGGGCAAGCCGTTCTCGTCGAACGCAGGAGGCCCCAAAGGCTGGGATGCGAAGGCGCACCGACTGCTCGCCACCATCCCTCCGGATCAGATCGCCCTTGTGGCGCTCAACTGCGCCCTGCGAGGCGTGGTGGACGAGGAGGACTACACTGCGATCTGTGAGAAGGCCGGCGAGTACCTGAAGCACGAACTGTTCTCGGTCGAGCTTAGCCTTCACGATGAAGGCAAGAAGAAGAAGGACCAGATCAAGGAGAAGATCGAGCGTTGGGTGAAGCAGCGCCACGGAGGACTTAAGCAGCGCCTCCAGGCTGCGCGCAGCATCGCCAAGAAGGAGGGGTTCTCTCAGAGCGCACAGTGGACACCCACACAGCGCATCGCTGTTGGTCACTTCGCGATCGACATCCTCCTGAGGGCTTTGCCGGACCTGTTCGAGGCTCCGATTGAAGGCGACAAGCGCGTCTTCCGGGTGACCGAGGACGCCAACAAGGCGGCTGAAGCGGCCTTGCAGGAGCACATTCGACGCTACCCGGTCTTCTTGCCGTCTGAGGAGCCTCCGGTTCCCTGGTCGGACTTCAAAGGAGGCGGTCCGGTGGACCCTGCCGCTCGCAAGCTGGTCACGCTGGTCCGCACCCGGCACAAAGAGACCGTGGCTGCTGTCCGCCGTGCCATCGCGGACGGGTCGATGCAGCCAGCGCTGGATGCGGTGAGCGCTGTGCAGGCTGTGCCGTGGCGGATCAACACAGCGATCCTCAACGTCATGCGCGAATGTAGGCGACGAGGGATCGATGTTGAAGGTCTTCCGCCTCTGCACAACCTTCCTATGCCGCCGCCCGTGGAAGACTACGACAGCCTCAGCGATGAGGAGAAGAAGCTGGTCCGAGTTGAGCGCGCTGCGATCAAGACGGCCAACAACTCCTTCGTGGTTGATCGGATGCGCTTCGAAGGGGACATGGAGACCGCTGAAGCCCTCTCAAGGCTTGAGCAGTTCTACATCCCTCACAACCTCGATTGGCGCGGTCGGGAATATCCACTCTGCACGTTCAACTTCCAGCGAGGGGACTACGTCCGCTCTCTGTTCCTGTTCAAGGATGCGAAGCCGATCGGCGAGGAGGGGATCGAGTGGCTGAAAGTCCACCTCGCTAATTGCGGAGACTTCGGTAAGGTCAGCAAGAAGACCTTCGACAAGAGGATCAAATGGACCGACGACAACCTGGAGCGCATCAAGGACTGCGCCACCAAGGATTGGGACTGCGGAGGACCGTTGACACCAGAGGCGTTATCGTTCTGGACCCAAGCCGACAAACCCTTCCTGTTCCTTGCAGCGTGCATCGAACTGACGAACGCTCTGGCCTATGGTCCTGGCTACGTCTGCGGGCTTCCTTGCTCATGGGACGGCTCGTGCTCTGGTGCTCAACACCTTTGCGCCGCTACCCGGTCTGAGGACGCCTGGAAGGTCAACCTGATTGGTAACGATGAGGTTCACGACCTCTACACCATCGTAGGCAACGCCGCGAAGCAGTCGATGGCGCGCGCCAAAGACCCAATGGTCTCCACCATCCTTGCTTATGACGGTGACTGGCGGAAGGTCTTCAAGCGCAACACGATGACCACCTTCTACGGCTCCAAGGGCTTCGGCATGGCTCAACAGCACATGGACGACCTAATGGAGCCTCTGAGTCGCGAGGTGATGCAGAAGAAGCGTGCTAAGCATCCCTTCGGACAGACTCGCAAGGAGCATCACGCCGCTTCGAGGCTTCTGGCTGCTCACGCTGCCGCTGCGATCAAAGGCGAGATACCGCTGGCGATCAAGGCGATGGAGTTCATCCAGAAGCTCTCCGCAATGATGGCTCACGAGGGCAAGCCGTTGGAGTGGACAACTCCGATCGGACTGCCATGGAGTAACCGATACCACGATCCGGTGACCGAGAGGGTGAACCTCTGGATGCACGATAATGGTGTTCGGAGGCCGTTCCGTCCTGTGGTGGCGGATGGCTACAAGAAGACCATCAACAAGAACCACAGCGTCAACGGCTCGGCGCCCAACTTCGTCCACGCCTGCGACGCCGCGCACCTGCTGCGGACGGTCAACGCCGCCCGTGCAGAGGGCATCACGCAATTTGCGCTGGTGCATGACAGCTTCGGCAGTATCCCAAGTCACGCCGCGCGCTTCCGACAGATCATCCGAGAGGAGTTCGTCAGGATGTACGAGGAGCACGACGTACTCACTGAAGTCCTCGAACAGGCGAAGTGTGACTTGGATGAACACAACGACAAACTGTCGGCGCTCGTGGATATGCGCGCAGACCTCACAGGCAAGCTCAACATCAAGGAAGTGCTCAGCGCTGAATATGCATTCGCCTAAGGCGGGAGACACCCGTGAAGACGGTTGGGTTTCTCCAGCGGTCAATGGCACTCACCAGATGCCTTTAGGCGTCGAAGGGTTACAGCCTGCCTCGTAGCAGCCAAGACAAGAGCGAAGATTGAGGGAGTGCCATTCTCTCTCACTCTGGACTACGCGGACGCTATCTCCAAAGACGTGTCCGTTTGTCCGATACTACACATTCCATTGATACGCGGACCTGACGGAGGGAGGGACAGTAGTCCTTCCTTCGATCGCGTTCGTCCCGAGCTTGGGTATGTCCCCGGCAACGTCCGATGCATCTCACAAGCGGCTAATCGGATCAAAGGATCAATGACACCAGAGCAGATCGAGCGGTTAGCCGCTTACGTTCGTGGAGAACTCAGATGAATACACGGCGACTTCTCTCCCAAGCGCGGGAGTTCGTTTCCCGCATCGGCCGCATCCCTTGCGACCACGCCGTTCGCATGATGCAAGCGGGCATCGACGTGACCCAGATCGAAGAAAACCTTCAGAAGGAGTACGGGATTTGAAGCTGGAAGACTTCAAGGCGCTCAAGGTCGGGCAGCGGGTGATAGTGAATGGGCAGATGGATGATGAGAATTTCACCAACGAAGCGGCCGTAATCATCCCCGACGAGCACTCCACGCGCGGTCACATCCTCCTTCGCTTCGACCGCGCGCGCCCTCACTCCTCTCTGCATGGTCTCGGCGACAACGAGTTCTACTTCTACGAGAGAGACTGCGCTAACTTCATCATCGAGCCCGAGCACCGCTCCACGTATCTCAACGGCCATTCGGACCTGAAGCAGGATGGCAAGTTCCTGACTGCGTGGGTAGACGGCGAGTACATCCACCTGACTGACACCAAAGCGTATCCGGCACTGGAGCAAGCGCAGGATGAAGCTCACAAGCTGGCCGAGGAGAATGCTGGTTCTACTGTGGTGGTCCTCCACGCCGTCTCGCAGCACACTTCGAGCGTCAAGGTCGAGACCAAGGCGCTCTGATACCAGATCGGCGCGGCCTCCTTATGGGGGACGCTGTAGGTGTTGAACCTTCCCGCGCCGCCTTCTGAGCCCTAGTCGGCTCAACCCAACTCTACATCCCTAAAAAGGAAGACTTGCAGCAGCATGGCTGACAAGAAGTTCAAGTACGTCCCGTTCGTCACTGAGATCATCACCGCTCGCTACCCGAAGCTGTCCGAGCCGGACACGAAGGGCGCGTACGCGGATGGGAAGTATAAGACCGAAGGCACCGCCACGGAGGACTACACCGAGCGGTTCCAGGAGGAAATCCAGAAGGTCGCCGACGGCAACTTCCCCGGCAAGAAGAACGTGCATCTACCGTGGAAGGAGACCAAGGAAGGTGACATCGCGTTCATCTTCAAGAGCCCTAAGAAGAAGCCGATCCTCACGGACAGCCGTGGCAAGCCGCTCAAGGAAGGCACTGTCATCCGTGGCGGCTCGAAAATCCGCATCGCTGGCGTCATCGCAGCGTGGGAGAAGGGCGCCAAACGCGGCGTGAGCCTCTGGCCGGACGCCGTTCGTGTCATCAAGCTCTCTGAGGGCTTCGACGCCAATGCGGCGTTCGGTGCCGCGGAAGACGGCTTCGACGCCGACGACTACGAGCCCACCAACTTCGGTAACGACGGCGAAGACGCGGACAATGACGCGGACGACGCTGAGGCTGGTGACGACGCCTTCAAGCTCTAATGGCGCGCAGACCGATCCTCGTTGAGGCTCGGTATCGCTCCGATCTAGAGAGGAAGGTTGCGGACCAGCTAGACGGCGCTGGCGTCCCCTATGACTTTGAAGGTCAGTGGGTGCGCTACACCGTTCCGGCGCGGGAGGCGAAGTACCTCCCCGACTTCACCATTCGCGGCACTGACATCATCATCGAGGCGAAGGGTCGCTTTGGCGGCCACAAGTCCGATGCGAGCGGCGCGCAAGAACGTCAGAAGATGATCCTCCTGAAGGAGCAGCATCCTGACAAGCGCTTCGTCATCGTGTTCCAGAACGCGAAGAAGCCGATCTACAAAGGCAGCAAGACGACCTACGCCAAATGGGCAACAGACCATGGTTTCGAGTGGTCAGATCGAGGCGTCGTGCCAGCTTCGTTGATCAACGAACTGAAGAAGACCTCAACCAAGTAGGAAGACCAAATGAACCCGACCTCCAATCTCTGCCTCGTTGACCGCCCCCAGGCGCACGACATCGAGGCCGTTCGGCCGCACATGCGTAAGCATCTGCGCCCGTGGAAGCTGCTGATCTCTGGCAGCGAAGTCACGATCATGGGTACGAACCCGGCGGACGCCAAAAAGCGCTTCAAGGCGATGACTGACGGGGTCGGGTTCTCTCTGGTCGGATCGCCGGCTCAGGGCAAGAGTGCCGGTCGCCGTGCAGCGCACTGACATCTGGTTCGGCTCCGATGGCGACTACGTCGTCACCGAGCGCTTCGTAAACGGTTCCTGGACCGTCGTGTCCTCGTGGCTCATCCCCAACTCTCAAATCAAGGACTGACGAAATGCAGAAAATCCGACTTACGAGGCATGAAGTGCTGGAGGCGTTAGCATCTGGGCGTAACCTCTCCGGCGCGGACCTCTCCGGTGCGAACCTCTCCGGCGCGGACCTCTCCGGTGCGAACCTCTCCGGTGCGAACCTCTACCGTGCGAAACTCTTCGGTGCGAACCTCTCCGGTGCGAACCTCTCCGGCGCGGACCTCTCCGGTGCGAACCTCTCCGGTGCGAACCTCTACCGTGCGGACCTCTCCGGTGCGAACCTCTCCGGCGCGGACCTCTCCGGTGCGAACCTCTCCGGTGCGAACCTCTACCGTGCGAAACTCTTCAGTGCGAACCTCTCCGGCGCAGACCTCTCCGGTGCGAACCTCTCCGGTGCGAACCTCTACCGTGCGGACCTCTCCGGTGCGAACCTCTACCGTGCGGACCTCTCCGGTGCGAACCTCTCCGGCGCGGACCTCTCCGGTGCGAACCTCCACCGTGCGAACCTCTCCGGTGCGAAAGGGGTTGATTTGTCTTTGGCAAGGACGCGCATCCTTCCCGAAGGAGACATCGTAGGATGGAAGAAGTGCAAGAGTGAGGTCTTGGTGAAGCTACGCATTCCCGCCGATGCAAAGCGCTCTCATGCCTTTGGTAGGAAGTGTCGTGCGGAATTTGCTGACGTTCTGGAAGTGATTGGCGGTGAAAAGGGCATCAGTAATTACGATGGAGTGACTGAGTACATGGTCGGTAACCGAGTGATTCCAGACGCCTTCTCTGAAGATTGGCAGACTGAATGCGCTCCAGGCATCCATTTCTTCATTACCAGGGCAGAAGCGGAGGACTACTAGACATGAACACGACATCCGCGATGGTGGCCGAACTCAACCTGAAGCCGCTCACGAAGAAGACCCTCAACTACCTTCGCCACAGCGGCGCGCTGACGCCTCTGGTGTTCTGGAGCCTCTACGGATCGATGGCTCTGGCACAGCAGATCAACGAGCTTCGAAATGCGGGCTTCAAGGTCAAGACGACCATGAAGATCGACGAGGAAGGCTCGCGGTATCCGTCGTACACGCTGGAAACTGCGTGAAGTCATTCAGGGCGGCGATCAAACGCCTTAGTGACGGCAAATACATCGCGGGAGAGTTCGAAGGAACGGATGATCTTCAGATGGCTATGATCGTAACGACTGACGGTGAGCGTCCGTCCAGTGACACCTATGGGACGTTCTTCGGAAAGTTTGAGTACGTCCCGGTGCTCATAGTGCCGCTTGAGTAATAAATCACTCAAGGAGCGCTTCTGGGCGAAAGTCCAGAAGTCTTCTGATCCAGGTGCTTGTTGGCTTTGGTCTGGTACCACCACCAGTACCGGGTATGGACTCATGTGGGTCAAGGATAGAGAAGGGAGGTGGCGCAACCTTGGGGCTCATCGTGTGGCGCTGGCCTTAAGTGGTAAAAACGTGGTTGGGCGGTTCGTGCTGCATCGCTGCGATAATCCGAGTTGCGTTCGACCTGACCATCTGAGGCGGGGGTCTCATAAGGACAACATGGCTGACATGACAAGTAAAGGTCGGCAAGCGCGTGGAAGCGGTCACGGTAGAGCAAAGCTAACTGAAGATAATGTGATGGATATTAGGATCAGATACAGCGCCGGGATGATCACGCAGCGAGAATTAGCTGATGAATTCGGAGTGAGGCGGGAACAGATATCGGACATCGTGAACCTGAAGTCCTGGAAGCACCTTGAGCAGGCGTCCTAAGCGTGAGAGCGCAGGCTTCAGCCACAAGGAACCATGCCCGAAGTGCGGCAGCAAAGACAATCTAGGTCGATACCTGGATGGCTCTGCGTCGTGCTTCGGGTCTGGCTGCGGCCATTGGGAGCCGCCGACTGACGGCACCTACGAACCACGGAAGGACAAGCCAATCTCCGGCTCGAAAGAGTGGAAGACTGGCGTCTACGCTGCCCTGGACGATCGGGGCCTGACACGCGAGACGCTGGAGAAGTGGGACTATCAGGTCAGTGTGGAGGATAAGTGCCACATTGCCAACTACAAGAACGAGAAGGGCGCCCTGGTCGCTCAGAAGATCAGGCGGGCTGGTAAGAAATTCCAGTGCATCAACGGCTCGAAGGACATGCCTCTGTACGGCATGTGGATGGCCGGCGGCGACCTCAGCGTGGTCATCACCGAAGGCGAGTTGGATGCCCTCAGCGTCTCCCAGGCATTCAAGCACAAATACGCGGTCGTCTCGCTCCCCAACGGGGCGAAGGACGCCGCCTATAATTGCGAGCGCTACTACGAGTGGCTGGACCGCTTCAAGAAGATCGTCCTCATGTTCGATCAGGACGACCCAGGACGACAGGCGGCTGAGGAAGCCGCAGCAGTCCTTCCGGTCGGAAAGGTCTTCATCGCCGTCTTGCCGCGCAAGGACCCTAACGAGGTCCTGGTAGAGGACGGTGCGGCTGCACTGGTCGATGCATTCTGGAAGGCCAAGCCTTGGCGGCCTGATGGCATCGTGAGCGGCACTGAGTTCTCGGTTGATGACCTGATGCAGGCCACAGAGCCGGGCTACGCCATTGAGGGCTGTCCGGAACTGAATGAGAAGCTGCTGGGACTCCGGAAGGGAGAGCTTACGCTGCTGACTGCCGGCTCTGGTATCGGCAAGAGCACCTGGGCGAGACAACTCGCCTACATGCTTCACCAGACACACGGCCTGAAGATCGGCAACGTGTTCCTGGAGGAGCAGAACAAGAAGACCGCACAGGCTTACGTTGCCCTGCACAACTCCGTTCCGCTTGGGAAGCTCCGTGCCAACCCGAACATCATCTCCCGTGATCAGTGGGAGACGGCGGCGCGCGAAGTCGTGCATCAACGCATGTGCTTCTACAACCACTTCGGCTCGCTGGAGCAGGCAAACCTGCTCTCGAAGCTCCGCTACATGGCGACGGTTGAGAAGTGCGACTTCATCATCCTGGACCACATCTCCATCGTCACGTCCGGCATGGAGAGCAGCAGTGAGGGTGAGCGCAAGGACATCGACATTCTGATGACCAAGCTCGCCAGCCTCGTGCAGGAGACAGGCGTCGGGATCATCGCCATCGTCCACCTGAAGCGCGCGAAGGACAAGAGCTTCAACGAAGGCGACCAGATCAGCCTGAGCGACCTTCGGGGCTCTGCGGCTCTGGAGCAGCTTTCGTTCAACGTCATCGCGCTCGAACGCGATCAGCAGGCGGAAGAAGACGACGCGAGAGACCAGAGCACGGTTCGCGTCCTGAAGTGCCGAGAGACCGGAGACACCGGAACGGCCGACACGCTGGTCTACAATAGGAGCACGGGTTGGCTGAACACTCCAATCGCAGCCAGTCTGTAGTCAGCCTCGTAGCAAATCTAACATCTGGTCCATACGCCTTAACGGAGGCGGAAGTAGCGCGCTTCGTTAGCAAGATGAGCATTTCCGATGATCAATCTTGTTGGGAGTGGTTAGGCGCGCGCGGAGTGACTGAGGCTGAGGAGTACATTCACCTCAGCTGGAAGATCATTGAGTGGAAGGTCGCCTACTATATGCCGGAGGCGGTCCACCCGTCCCGGCGTAAGGACTACGAGGTCTCCGATGAGACCTACGACGAAGCGGAGGTCCGATACCTCTCGCTATGTAGGAGCCTCGGGAAGCACAATTCGGTCGTCCATAAAGGATGGCCGGGCTTCGAGGACCTTCTTGAACCTCCACACGACCCTATGACTGAGGTGGACCCGGAGCGGTACTCGGTCAGGTTGGTCTTGGCGAAGCTCGGCTCTGCGAAGCCGCGTCGTCGCAAACGCAAGGCAGCAACGAAATGATGCAACTACTCGTGACGCTCTTGGTTGCCGGACAGCCGGTGATGCGGGAGCGCCTTCCCACGGTCTATTCAGCGACCGACAACAAATGTCAGGCCGCTGCGGATGTGCTGATCAAGCGTGCGGTCGATGGCGCTGAAGTCTCGATCGAGTGTGTACCTGCTCATAGGAGTGTCTGATGAAGAAGTACGTTGCTAAGGCAGGGATGCTGCTGGTGATTTCGCCTGTCCTGCCGTTTTACGGGCTGGTGGTGCTCGGAGAGTGGATTGACAGTCGAGCACACCGCTGGACGTGGGCTGACACTCTGTTCGAGACCGTTGATCGCATTGAGGAGTGGGGACGCAGTTGAACTCCGCAAAGTATAGGTGGAGGCACGACCCGGCCGACCATCGTTGGTGGGTTGATGAGTTCTCAGGTGGCGTCTGGTTTGGGCGCGATAAGTTCACTGAGGCGTGCAAGGTTGCTGGAAGGAAGCGCTGCGAGGTGATTATTGACGAACTCGCCTGTGAGGCGCGCACCTTGACCGTCTTCTATGACGCGATGGGTAAGCAGCTTCTGTGAGGCGCCTCCACTTCGACATCGAGGCGAACGGCTTCCTCGATACGGTTACCAAGGTCCATTGCGTCAATGCGAAGGACCTGGACACCAAAGAGAAGTTCGCCTTCGGGCCTGACCAAATCCCTCAGGCCCTCGAACTGCTCGACAAAGCCGACGAAGGCATAGCCCACTTCGGACTGGGGTATGACTTCCTCGTGCTGGAAAAGCTGCACGGCTTCAAGCTCAAGAAGGCTACGGACAGCTTCATCATCGCCAAGCTCATGCGCCCGTCTCAGAAGGACGCTGACACAGCTTTGGTGAAGGCAGGGCGCCTGCCGGGCAAGCTCCACGGAAAGCACTCCATCGAAGCCTGGGGCTACCGCCTGGGCGTCCAGAAGCTCCACGCTGACATTGAGGACTGGTCCGAGTTCACTCCTGAAATGCAGGAGCGCTGCGAGAGCGACGTGGACGTGCAGGACGCCCTTTGGGACTGGCTTAAGCCGGACGCCTACAGCCAGCGCGCGATTGAGCTTGAGCACCGCATCGCCCGCCTGTGTCGCCGCATGGAGGCCGCAGGCGTCTGGTTCGACCAGGAGGCGGCTCAGAAGCTCCATGTGGCCCTGCTGGGTAAGCAGGAGCACATCGCAAACGATCTGATTGCCGAATTTGGCAGTTGGTACGAGCCTGAGAAGAAGGGGATGGGTCCTGACGGCTTCGCGCAGACCTGGACGCCCAAGAAGGCGGACCCGAAGCGCGGCTATTGGGGACACTACGAGCAGGTGGAGGTGCCCGTCACGACCTTCGACCCGTTCGAAGGCACCCCGACGACCATCACGAGCGTCAAGAGGGTCTTCAAGGGCTACCCGCTCACGAAGATCGAGCGCGTGACGTTCAACCCCAGCAGCCGCAAGCACATCATCAAGAAGCTGAAGGAGATGGGCTGGGAGCCTCAGGAGTTCACCGAGAGCGGCGAAGCCAAGGTGGACGACGACGTTCTGGAGGGGCTGACAGACACCTTCCCACAGGCTTCCAAGCTCGTTGAGTACCTGTTGCTCGACAAGCGCCTTGGGCAGCTTGCGGACGGCGACAATGCTTGGCTGAAGAAGGTTCACGACGACGGAAAGATGCACGGGGCCATGGACACCATGGGCACCGTCCACAGCCGCGCGTCTCACTTCTCCCCGAACATGGGGCAAGTCCCAGCGGCTAAGAGCCCTTATGGAGCAGAGTGCCGTGCCCTGTTTGGACCTAACGGGATCGACACACACACAGCGGGTTGGGGAGGAGAGAAGGAGGAGATTGTCCAAGTTGGCGCCGATATGTCGGGTCTCCAGCTTCGGGCACTCGCCCATCTGCTTCACCCTCTCGATGGTGGAGCCTACAGCGACATCGTCACCAGCGGCGACGTTCACTGGTCCCATACGCAGGCCATGGGGCTCGTAGGCCCTGAGGAGCCTCGGGACAAGCACAGCGAGCTTCACAACATCCTTCGCGAGAAGGGTGCCAAGACCTTCGGGTACTCCTACCTGTTCGGCTGCTTCCCTCCGAAGTCTGGCCGCGTCGTCCGAGACTGCCTCACGACGGCGAAGAACAAGAACCCTGAATGGGGTTACCTGTTCGACAGGTTCTTCAAGGCCATGACCACTAAGGGTGCCATCCGCATCCGCAGCGACAAGGAAGTGGGTACCGTGGTTCGCAAGAGCTTCGACGAGCGCCTGAAGCTCGGAAGGCTCCATGCGAAGCTCAAAGCCTGCTTGAAGCACTACAAGAACCATCTGCCCGGCCTGGACGATCGTCTGGTGCCGTGCCGCTCAGAGCACTCCGCTCTCAACTTCGCCTGTAGCAGCATTGAGGCCATCCTGTGCAAACAGTGGCTCTGCGACAGCGTCTCTGCCCTCGAAGCCAAAGGCTATGTGTGGGGCAGGGACTTCGTACTGATGCTGTGGGTCCATGACGAGCAGCAGATAGCGTGTAGGAAAAGCATTGCAGAAGAAGTCGGTAAGACGCTCGTTGAGTGCGCTAAGCAAGCGGGTGTCAAACTCGGCTTCCGCGTGCCCCTCGCGAGCGAATACAAGATCGGCCGGAATTGGCTCGACTGCCACTGATGAGCAGATCATGCTTCGCGTGCTTCGGCGAGCGTGGCGCTCTCCATTCACCCTTCAGTGCGACTTCGCACGACAGAACGCGGCTCACGTCGCGATGGCTGCTTGCAAGGGTTTCATCACAACTCGGCTAGGCGGTGGCGTGTATGGGCGTGAATGGCTCATCTCGGCGAATGGCCTCCGATACATCAACGAATGCGAGGTAGCATGAAGTTTAAGACCAACGCTTATGGCAGCGTATCACTGGAGTTCAAGGACGCAGACGGGGATGTGCTCAAGGTGCACGCTCCGGCAAACGGTTCGGAAAGCTATTACCTGGGCGTCAACGAAGTCCAGGTGCGTATGCCGCCGGAAAAGGCTGTGAAGCTCGCCAAGAAAATCCTCAAGCGCGAGGGTCTGTGGTGAGGTTCGGTCAGAAGTTAAACGTCTGGCACGACTGGTTCGCATGGTACCCGGTAGTCCTAGCAGGGGACGGACGGGTTGTGTGGCTTGAGACGGTCTCCCGCCATGTAGGCGAATGGGGCGCGACGCACCGTGCCAAGGAGCGTCCATGAGCCAGTCCCTTGCCCTGCTTGTCCTGATCGGCTTCGACATCGCCATTTGCGCGATGCTTGGGGTGCTGATCCAAAGGATGACGCCCTGAGCCCTCCGAAGCTCCTGCTCGACGCAGACCTGATCATCTATCGTCAGTGTGCTGCCGTGGAGCGGGACATCTCCTGGGGCTCTGTCACAGGCGATGAGACCGACGAGGACACCCATACGCTGGTGGCCGACGCTGGAGAGGCTTTCAGCGGCGTTGCGCGCGCGGTGAACCGCCTGAAGGCGCGCTTCGAGACTGAAGACGTGCTGCTGTGCATCTCAGCCGGCGTCAACTTCCGGTACAGCATCGATCCGACCTACAAGGCGAACCGCAAGGGCACTCGGAAGCCTCTGGCGTACAACGAGGTCCTGAAGCGCACGAAGGATATCTGGCCCTCGTTCGAGTTTCCGGGACTTGAGGCTGACGACATCCTGGGCATCTTCGGAAGCCGGGAGCCGGACGCCGCGATCATCTGCTCGGCCGACAAGGACATGAAGACCATCCCGTGTACGCTTTGGGATGGCTCGAAGCTCCAGAAGATCGACCGCGCCACGGCGGACTGGTGGTTCTGCTACCAGACCCTCGTAGGCGACACGGCCGATGGGTACCCTGGAGTGCCTGGGGTTGGCCCCAAGAAGGCTCAGGCGATCCTTGGGCCTGTTGGGAAGATGCCGATCGCTGTCCTTTGGGACAAGGTGCAGGACGCCTACGCCAAGTTCGGGTTGGATGAAGCTGACGCTGTGAAGCAGGCACGGCTGGCACGCATACTCCGGCACGAGGATTGGGACGCCGAGAAGAAGGAGCCCATCCTTTGGACGCCTCCGACTGGTACGTGAAGCACGCTAAGGTGTTCTTGGAGGGACGTGGCTACGTCGTCATCCCGAAGGAGCAAGTAGAGGTGTTACACATACGCTACGAAGTCCACTTGCACGATCTAGCGATGGGCAAGGTCTCACCTGAGCGCTTCGAAGACATGGTCTTAGGTACCCACGCCAGAGCCCTAGCATCCGAGATGCAGGAGAGGGGCGTTCTCGCACTCAAGCGCACCGACGACGTAGGTACCCTCAGCACGTATTTCGACACCTCCATCGCCGTCATCAAACCGAAGGACGAATGAACAAGCGAGGAATGCACATGATCCGGGAGGCCGCGAAAGCCGCCTCTCGGGCCTTCGACGCCCATTGGCTCAAAAGCGTTATGGAGAAGCGGGAGCGGCGCATTAGCACCACTGAGGCCCGTCATGTCCGCCGGATGCAGTTCGCTGAGCAGGCGTCCGACATCGAGACCGTGCTGGGGACTGTGCGATGACGCCGCTTCAGAAGTCCCTCCTGCTCATCGCCTTCAGCGAGCGTAAGCACGGTCACACGACCGCTGCTGAGGCCATTGAGGACGCCATCCTGGAGCTTTCCGAGCTTCAACGCATCCGTGAGACCTTCAAGGCTCCGACCCTCCACTAAGGAACTCATGACCCAACTGAAACTGCCTGAAGCGTGGTCCCTTGTCATGGACCGCGTCCGCTCCGTGCTGCCTTCAGCCTTCATCGCTGGTGGCGCTCTGCGGGACCTGGACAACGGACGCCCGGTCAAGGACATCGACGTGTTCTTCACCGACGAGATGAACTGGCACGAAATCGACAAGGCGCTGGCTGGCATCTACGAATACGCGCGCGAATGCCCTGGTCAGTACCTCGACGGTGCTGCGGCTGAAGTCAGTGGCACCACGACCTATCTCAGCCTCACAGGCTTCGCCCCTGAACTCAACCTGATCCAGTTGGACCAGTCGTTCAACCCGGCGACCATCATCGACCGTGTGGACTTCGGTATCTGCCAGATCGGCGCGGACGTGATGGGGGTGTCGGTCACCGAGGCGTACCGCCACGACAAGGTCAACGAGTGCTTCACCCTGACGCGTGCAGAGACTGTTGAGGGCGTTGAGCGCTCCATCAAGCGCTATGAGCGCCTTCAGCAGAAGTACCAGGGCTGGCCGCTGTACTGGAAGGCGGAGCACGCTGATCTGGTGCATCAAGCCTACGCCAACATCGCCATGCGCGAGGATATAGGTGGCTGAGGCCCGGCGCTTCTACGTCATCTTCAACAACCACACTGAAGATATCGAGACAACCTACGGGACCAAAACCTTGCCGGCCCTCTACGTCTCGCATGGGGTGGCGTTCGGCGTCCTGAAGAAGCGTAGGGCTCTCTACGGCTATGAAGGCCGTGAGGTCCGTGAAGTGGAGTTGACCATTCTGTGAACAAGCCTCTGATTGCGATCTACTCAAGCTCGATGCAGTCCGGCAAGAGCACTGTGGCCTCTATGCTGGTGAAGCGCCTGCTGGCGTACCGCATGGCGTTCGCAGAGCCATTCTACGACTTCGTTATCAACGTGGCGACGCCCTTCATTGGCACGGTCGATGAAACCAAGGCGTGGCTCGCTGATGAGCGGAAGGACAAAGGCGCCATTCCCGGCCTGACCGTCCCCAATGAGGTCGATCAGGAGGGGAGCGATGTGACGCTGCGCTGGATGCTCCAGAGCATCGGAACGCAGTGGGGGCGCAACCTCATCGACCGGGACCTCTGGACGAAGCTCGCAGAGCGCAAAGCCCTTGCGAACCTCCCCATCGCCCCGGTGATCTTCGACGACATGCGCTTCCCGAACGAGTTCGAGATGATCAAGCGCCTGGGCGGCAAGACTATCCGTGTCATCCGCCCTGGACCACCACGTGGGGACACCAGCACCGGAGAAGGGCTGCTGGATAACCATGAGTTCGACTACACCATCTCCAATCACGGCACTCTACAGAACCTTGAGGGTGAAGTGGCGTGTGTCGCGCGCGCTATCAAGTTCAACAACGAGTACCCGATTGACCACCATCGCATGGCGTGACGGCGTCCTGGCTGCTGACGGTCGGGTGACCTACGGCGGATCGCTGATCCTCACCGACAACTGCAAGAAGATCAGGAGGCTGTCTGACGGCTCCCTGTTCGCCCTCTGCGGCGACCCGGTGCTTGAGGAGCGCCTGATAGAGTGGCTGGAGAACTGTGAGGAGGGCGAGAGTCCGCCTCCGCAGGGTAAGGACTTCACCGCAATCCTGGTGGACCACGACGGCGCCTTAAGCACCTACGAGGGCTCCGGGGACCGCTTCATGCCCATGTACGACGGCTTCGCTGCCTTCGGGTCTGGGATGGACTTCGCCTATGGGGCTATGGAGGTCGGAGCGACTGCTGAGGAAGCCGTGAAGGCCGCAGCGCGGCGTAACGTATCAACGGGAGGAGTCGTTCAAGTCGAGCGCCCCGGCCTGATCGACGAAGATGAGGAAGACTGATGGAGCGAGATATCAAGACCGTCACGATGACCCTTGATAACTACAACACCCTCATGGCTCAGGTGGCGAAGCTCCATGCCCTGGAACGAGCAGGGGTGGACGAATGGGAATGGTACGGGGAGGCAATGGACCTCCTGAGGGAGCAGGAGGACTAATGGAAGACGTTGCTGTTCGTTTGGCGTGCCTTGATGCGGCTGTGCGCTGCACCGGCAATCCGAACCACCTGACACTCGCGCGTGAGTTCTATGCCTTCGCCACCGAGGGCGCTGACACCAACACCAAGACCACCAACACGAAGAAGGCAAAGTGATGCAGAAGATTTTCAAGGCCATCGGTAAGTACGTCACGCTGGAGTTCTCGATCGTGCGCCGCAAGTCGGTCGCAACCATCACCAGCACGCTCCAGAACACCGTGAAGGAACTCGAAGCCCACATGGTCGAGCAGTCCAAGCTGGCTGTCGAGAAGGACAACATTGCCGCGCGCGCCATGAAGGAGCGCGATGACCACGCGAGCGAGCGTGAAGCCGCCCGTGTGGTCGCAGCGAACATCAAAGCCCTCTTGTCCTAATGGACGTAATGGCCCCAGTCCTAGTCATGATCATCGTCACGTTCCTGGTGCTCGACGGGCGCCTCTAAGGTCGTGAGGGCTCTCAAGCACTACGCCTACCGAGTGCTCGTGGCGCTCGACCATCTCCTCAACGCCGTCCTGGGCGGCTATCCGGATGAGACGGTCTCGTACCGTTCGGCGACTGCAAGGGACGAGGGGAAGCGCTGGGGCTGTGTGCTCTGCAAGGTTCTCGATGCAATCGATAGGGATCACTGCACCAAGGCACTAGTGAACACGAAGCTCGGAATGCTCATCCGAGGGATGCACTGACGAAAACAACCGATGACGGCTCTAGCAGATCGCTAGGACTGTCATCGGTTATTTTTTAGGTCTTGGCGGCGAGGTCCGCGATGGCCTTGTTGACGGCCTCAGGGTCCAGGGCAGCCGATACGGCTGCAAGACCCACAGCGCCGGCAGGCGAGGTCGTGGCGGCGATCAGGGAGGCCGTGAGGGTGTCTACGGCGTCCTGGGCCTCGGTCATGTCCTGCTTCATCTGAGCGTTCTCTGCGGCAATGCCTGCGACCTTAGACACGGCGTCAGTCAGCTTGGAGAGGTCGAGCTTCACTTAGGGGCCTTCCGCTTGATGAACCAACTGGTCATCTGGATCACGAGCCAAATCACACCCAGGATGGGCAGCACCAATGCTGCACCTTCCGAGGCTGACTTGAGGATCGTGAGCCACCACGGGGACGCGATGGCCGCTGCTGCGGCTGCGCCCTTGGCGGTCTCAACTACAGGGTTCACTGCCAGTTCTTTCTCAGGCTCTCGTACCATGCGAGGAAACGTTTGCCGCAGCGCTGCTGGGCGACGCTACGGACACGGTCGAGCTTCCACAGGGCTTCCACCTCACTCACGCTGAGGGCCTTGTCAGGCACGCCAGCGACGCCTCGGAAGCACGTCTGGAACTCTGCCGGGACGTAGGGCAGTTGGCCGGGAGAGGCCGCTTGGTTACCGGATGGATTGCACCCGGCGAGCAGCATCCCGATCAAGACAAGGGGAGCTATTTTCAGGAGTTTCACTTGCGCGTCTCTTGAGTTCGGAGAGTTCTTTCTGGTCGGCCACGTAGCGGTCGGTGTAAGCCTTGCTGAGGGCATTCATGATCCTCAGTCGGTCTTCCATCGTCCGAACCTTCGTGGCAGCTTCCTCAGTCACACGACGCTGGTAGGCGTTCTTGTCGATCTGCATGTAGGCGAAGCCAGCACCAAGGACCGCCAAGGCGGCTACAGCGACTTTCCAGTTCTTGGCGAACCAAGCCACAGCACCCAGGGCGACCACAGCGGCGGTGACAGCGAGGATCAAAGCGAAGTTCGATCCGATATAGGAGGGGAGCCAGAGCATCACTTACTCCAGAACCATCCCTTCACCTTCTCCCACGAGGTCTTACGCGCGGGCAGAGAGGGCTTAGGGGTGGCTTCGATTTCAGGGTTGACTGTTGCGGCGAGTTCGAACGTCGGCGCGACGCTAGAGGCTCCCAGGGTGGTCTTTGGGTCCTTGAGGCCAGCGAGGCACATCTTGATTTCCTTCTCGCGCCGGTTGGCGAGGCCCTGTCGGAATTTACCTCCTGCCTTGTTCCAGGGGCGCATCGCCTCGCACGCCTCAGCATCTCGCCCGGCGTTGAGACGCTTGAGGGCCGTGGAGCGGCAGAAGCCTCCTGAGCCAACATTGTAGGCGAACGAGAGGTACGCAGCCCGTGTGCGGTTGCTCACAGGGGCCTTGATGCAACGATCGATCTCGTAGAGATATCGCGGGAGCTTGTTAGCGAGCATCTGCTCACACTGCTCCTTGGTGTACCTGTCGCCGATCTTCACACCTTCGGTCTCGCCGAAGCACACGGTCGGGATGCCATGAGCCAGCGTGTCGGGCTTCGCTACAAGCCATAGACCCTCGAAGTCCGAGACGACGGGGACGGCGATCATGATAGTTGCGAGCGCCGCGCCGGTGAGTTTGTGGGAGGTTTTGATGGCCACCTATTCGTCTCTCTGCTGAGCAACGAAGCGTGCAGCGAAGGCAGCAGCAGTTGCGAAGAAGGAGAGGACGGCAAAGGGGCCGCGAGGGATAACATCGCTCAGGAGGGGGATTACCGCTTCAACGCCTGACAGAAACACTGCCAAGGAGATGAAGCGGACCGACCACGAGCGCTGAAGTACCCACTGCCAATCGGCAATGAGACGAGACTTGAGGTCCATGTCTTCCTTAAAGAGTGGCTGCGTACTTGAACAGCACGTCGATCTGGTCGGATGAGAGCGTCAGACCCGAGCCAATCGATACGAGCAGAGGATCATCCCGCCGGATTTCCGTTGCGAACTCCCAGGTGATCTGATCGGCCTTGCTTCCTGCGGCAATCACAGCTTCGACCTGATCGAGGAGACCAGCCTGGAGAAGCGCAAGGCGAGCTTGCTTCGGTGTCACCGACGCGACGGGGGCAAGTGGGATGGAGGGAGGTTGCCGAGGAGCGGTGTAAACTCCGCCCAGCACCGTGCCTCCAATCTCCAGAGGCTCGGTCCCTTCAGGGTACAGAGAGTGTCCCGGAGGAACGTCCCAATCTTCAGGACGCTCCAGGATAATTCGGTTGACGATCAGACCAGTCTCATCTGTCAGTGCGAAGTTGGTCATTCGGAGCAATACTCAATGACGAAAGCGATGCCGGGTGAGCCAGGGCCTCCAGAGAAGGTTGTATTTGATTGAAGCGCGAAGGCGCCGCCCCCACCAGAGCCATAACCTGACGCTGCTGCGCCGTTAGCGCCTCCAACTCCCGTCATGACACCTTTCCCCCCCTGACCATAAATCGAGGAGGCGCCTGCGCCGCTAGGACCTCCAAACGGAGTGTTACTTCCTAAGCCAGTAAAGCCGCACATTCCTGGGAAGGTCTGACCAACGTCTCCAGTACCAGCAGGACCTCCAGTCCCACCACCAGGGTTGGAGTTTGTGCCGTTACTCTCTCCACCTCCAGCGCCTCCAGGTGCAACACAAAGCGATCCGATGCTGGTAGCGCCGCCGGAGATACCGGGGTTTGCTCCAGGAGCCGCAGGGGTACCGGCAGCTCCAATAGTGACAGGTTGGGATGGTCCGATCTGATCAGGCGTGCAACGCCTTCGTGACCGCGCTCCAGCACCTCCTCCACCTCCACCTCCCAACAGAGACGGGTTACCAGCGATGCCTCCGCCAGCCCCTCCAGCCCCGACTGTCTCCAAATCGGCGAACAGAAGGTGGGGGTCTGGGGTGTAGGTCCCTGATGCTGTGAAGACTCTGGTACGAACCGCGCGGATGACCCCAAGGATGTTAGCCTTGGCAGTTCCTGGGGTGCTCCAATCCCACACAACGGTCGCTGTATCGGTCAAGACCCTCTCAGCACTCAGGGTGCTGTCGGCGGCTCGAACCAGATACTCAGCAGAGCTTGGAGCGCCTGCAAGTGGATTGTAGATGACCCATGCAGTTCCGCTGTAGACGCGGAGTTGCCCTAGAGTTGAATTGAAATAGATGTCTCCAGCCCCGCAAGCCGCTCCCAGCGGATCAGTTGTTGGGTCAGAAGACAGGGCACCATAGTAGACCGACCTGAAGCTGTTGAGGCTGCTCAGGGCGCCAGAGGCACTGGTGGCCGCTGCGGCGGCGCTAGAAGATGCTTCAGCAGCCTTGGAGGTTGCTGTGTTGGCACTTGTGGAGGCGCTGGACGCACTCCCTGCCGCCGCTGTGGCGCTACTGGACGCCTCTGCGGCCTTATCGGTTGCGATACCGGCTTGGGCTAAGGCTACCGCAGCGCTCCCCGCCGCTCCAGAGGCACTGGAGGCCGCTTCAGAAGCCTTCGTAGTGGCTGTGGCCGCCTGGGAGATGGAGATGTTCGCCTGGGCGGTCGCTGTGGAGGCTGAAGTGGAGGCGCTGTTTGCGCTTCCTGCCGCCGCAGAAGCGCTCGAAGCAGCCTCACTGGCTCTCGTGGCCGCAGTGCTGGCCTCGGAGGTTGCGGTAGCGGCACTATCAGCGGCGTCAGCAGCCTTGTCGGTCGCGATGCTCGCCTGGGTGGCTGCCACATCTGCATGATTGCCAGCACTGAGGGCTTCGGAGGACGCAGCAGAGGCGCTGGCGGCTGCGGTGAGGGCACTGGCTGCCGCACTGTACTCGCTCTGGAGTGACGCGGTGGCAGAAGTTGCGGACTCGGCTGCGGCACTCTGAGAAGCAATCTTGGAGGCTTCGGAGGCATCTGCGGATGCCTTGGCCTCGTCTCGGAAGCGCTCGACCGCTGTTGGGTCAATTTGGGTATACGTAGAGCCGTTGCCGTTGAAGAAGCCGGTCCCCATCTAGTCCTCAGGGAATTGGTAGGCGGCAGCGACCGACGCATTGATCAGGGCATCTTGAGCCGCCTGATCTTCGATCTCCAGCTTGACGGTCTGAAAATCGGCTTCGAAGTCGAGCTTCCGCTTGTCGTTGAAGTGGGAGCAGGCGAACACCAGCGCGGCGCTCGTCACCATGTCGGCCGCGCCGTTGGTGAGGTAGTTGTCAGCACCTGCTGTTAAGGCTGGAAATTCGTCGTAGTAATCAATGCGGAACTTCGTGCCGGCCTCAGGGATGGGAGCGAGCGACCAGTATCCACCCCGCCTCACGAAATTCGTAGGGCGACCAGTCCGAATTCGAAGGTCCAGGACAGTCTGAAGGTCACTCTGCGCCAATTCCCGCTCTGAACCTCCAGGGGGAGTAGCGCTCAGGCTGATCAGTCGGAGGTAGTCAGCCGGAATAGGAAGCTGTCCATCGGCAAACTGCTCGCCGTCGTAGATGACAGCGATAGACTTCTCCATCGGCGGAATACGGAGAACACGCTGTACGCGGTTCACTGCCTTTCGGATGAAGTTGTCAGCCTGCGCGTCAGTAAGGTCTCGCCGCTTCAGCAGACCTAGAAAATCTGCTTTTAGTTCTCCGTAGTTCATGACTTAGATGCTCTTGGAAGTCCCGACGAACTTTCCGAAATTCTCAGCCTTCAAACGGGCGAGAGTGTTTCGGATAGGTTCCTCGAAGATGTTGTAACCTTCACGCATCCATCGATCAGCGATGGCGGCGGGGACGGCTCCGACGAACAGGAAGTTTCCTGTCGGGTCACTCGCGCCCGTGAAGCGGTCTTGGATGTCTTGAACGAAATCGTCAGTGATCTCTTGGCTGAAACGCACGCCAAGGTCTCCACCGCTCGTGATGAGGGCGGTCTGGGTCTCGGTTAGCAGCATGTTGTCCTTGAAGGAGCAGGAGGGGCGCAAACCCCTCCCGCAAGGTCCCTAGAGCCTATTAGGCGTTCGGGTCGGCCATTTCGCGAACCAGGGCGGAAGCCTTCTGGTTCTTATGCTTCAGACCAAACTCACCGACGATCATCATCTTGAGGCTGTCGCCAGTCTTCGCCAGCGTCTCGCGGAACCAGTTGCGGCCCTGGAGGATGACACGAGCCCACATGGCCGGATCGAACAGCAGAGTGTCACCGGCCTTCAAATGACGCGAGAGCACGATCTTCTCCTCACCGAACGGCGACACGTACAGGTTGACCGCATTCACGATCTTCTTGCTGTCATCGTTGATGACGCGGGAGCGGCCAGCAGCGCCAGTGAAGCCCGCGAAAGTGCGGGAGTTCGTCGGGGTGACGAGGGTGATCGAAGCCTCCGAGCCTGCATCGTAGAGCGCCTGGGCGGCGTCCAGATAGTTCGCTTCGGTGATCTTGGTGCCGGTGGCGCCGGTGTAGACGATGTTGTCCGGGTCGATCTGCTTCTGGACACCCGCGAACTTACGCGGGGTGGAAGCAACAGTCGGCTTCACCATGTCGCTGTCATTCTTGGTGAACGCAGCCTCCAGGTCGAGCTTCAGAGCGGCCGAAGCCTTCGACGCCTCACGGGCGCTTTCCTTGCCACGACCGTACTTCGTCACCGCGTCGTTGGTACCCGACACCTCGAAGGTGTCCGACATGATCTGCGTGACGTTACCACGCATGATGGTCGGGGTCCGAGCGACCGGCGTCGCGGTGAAGCCTTCCGGCTGGGCGTTGTCGGCTGTCGCCCGCAGCTCGTCTTCCTGCCACTCGTAGTAGGTGTTGTGGACCGTCTCCGACTTCGTGAGCGAAGTGAACGGGGTCTTGGTCGGAGTGATCATGCTGATGATGTCCGACACGTCTTCCTTGGTGCCGACAGCGTCATAGGAGGTGTATTGAGTGCCCATATTCTTCTTTTCTCGTTTCTGTGGTGTTAGTCTTCGTCGCTCGCACGGGTCCAACGCGCCATGAAGGCGTCGGAGGCGTCGTCAACGGAGCCAGAGGTCTTCAACCGCTTCATCGGCTCAGCAGCCTTGGCGGTCTTGATAACTTTGCGGGTCTGATCGGGAGAGGCGGTGCTCTTTACAATCCGCTTCGGAGCCTTCTTCTTGTCCGACTTCGCGGTTTGCACGACCTGTTGGCCCTTCAGATAGAGGCGAGCCATGTTGATCAGTTTGATGGCAGTAGGGTCCACCAGATCATTCACCAGATCGGCAGGGAGCCCCTGTTCGACGGCGAACGAGCAGATGTCGCCGTACATCTTCTGATCGAAGCCCTCGATACCCTTCTCAGGGTCGGTGAGGGTCACCAAGCAGTCCTTGGCGCGTTCCATCAACTCCTGGCGAGCCTGACTACGAAGCGCCTCGGCGATGCGGGAGGTCTCAGTTTCGAGATACTGCACATCTTCATAGGCGGCCTTCGCAGCGTTGCGGACCGCGACCAACTCCTCAGCGGAGATGTCGGGGTTCTTGGCAGCGGCGAGGAGGTCAATGTTGGCGTAGGGGGCGTAGCGCTCCTTGGCGCGGTCGAGCAGAGCCTTCGACTGCGCGAGGAGCACAGAGTTCTGTTCGTCGATCGCCTTGCGCTTGGTGGCAACTTCCTGGCTCTTGCGAGTGAGAGCCGCTTCCTGACCAGCGAGCCGCTTCAGGGAGCCGAGGGTGAACTCGCGTTCTTCACCATCGACCGTGACTTTGAACTTGTGGTCGTCTTTGATCTCGACCGTGTCGCCGCCTTCGGCTTCGTTCTCGTCACCTTCACCTTCGCCGCTTTCGTCGTCGTCGTTGGTCTCTAGAGTTTCCTCGGAGCCTTCGTCGCCGTCGTCAGCGCCGTCGTCATTCTGCGTATTGTCGGCAGCAGTGTCCTGCTGTTCGTCTTCGTCGTTGTCCTCGGATGACTCGGAGGCGTCCAGGTTCCACAACTTCGAGAAAGCGTCTTCGGCGTTAATGCCGTCTTCAGAGATAGCAACGTCCTGGCGGATAGTTGACATGAGCAGTTCTGTGTCTCTTTATTCGTCGTCCAGCGCTTCGGCCGGATTGAGTAGGGATTGCGCCTGCATAACCAGCGAGGTCAGGTGATTGTTGAAGCCGATCATGGCTTGCAGCTTCGCGTACTCGAACTCACGCGCCTTCACTTCATGAGGGGCGGATGAGACGATGGTAGCGAGCATTGCGTCTGTGTATTCCTTGAACATCGCGCAATAGTGGTCGCTGCTAAGCAACTCCTGAGCCCACTGGCCCTCAGCGATGATCCGTTCCGTTGGTTTCTGCATTCGATCCTGGGAAGGAAGCAGGAGGCTGTGGAGCCTCCCGCCGAGTGGTATTAGGCGAATAGCCCTTGCAGGATGCCGGGACCTGCTTTCGAGGCTGCTTCAGGGTCGATGAATGCCCCTGTGGCGGGGTCACGCATCATCGCAGCGTTGCGCTCGAAGAAGCCCATTAGGGCCGGACGATCCCCTGACGGAGCCTCCTGCGGTCGAGCCTGTGGCATCGGCACAGAGGAGCCTAGGTCCGGGACAGGACCTGCTTCTGCAACCGCCGGCCTGGGGGCTCCGATAGGACCATAGGGCCATTGGGCGCCGTCGAGCGGCGAAGGACCACCTGGACCGGAGACCGGCTGGTGCATGTCCCTCAACTGAGAGAAGGCTTCTTTGATGCGGTCGATAGGGGCCGCCTGAGCAGCCTCAGCCTTCTTGGCCTTTTCGGCTTTGAGGGCTTCAACCAACTGCTTCAGATCGGCGTCCTTCGCTTCGCTAAACTGTTCACCAAGGCCAGTGGACAGAGACGTCCCAAGCATTAGGCGGAGCAGATGGAGCATTGACTTCCTTTATGCCGGACTGATGATTGCTCGCTCAGCTTCCGGAGGAGCAGTCTCAAGCATCGCGGTCTCTCGCTGAGACACGTTCACCTTGTTGGCGATGTCCATATCCTTGCGGTCCGCGTCACGATGGGCGGTGAACTCCTTCACCTGAGCCAGAAGCTCGGCGACCTGCACCTTCATCATCTCGATCTCATGGTGCCCTTGGGCCTTCGCCATCGCGGCCTGAGCCGTGAGGAGCGCTGCCTCTGCCTTCTTTTCCTCCACTTCGAGCTTTTTCATCTCGATAGGGTCGGGGCCGGGCGGTTTCACCTGATCCGGAGGGATGAGGTAGTCGGAGAAGTTCTGGAAGCCGTTCTTCTTCATCCCATCCGTCAGCAGCTTGTACTGCTTATCAGGCGGACAGAACATGGACGCCTTGGGATCGGTGGAGAGCATACCCCATAGCTGAGCGTAGCGAGCCGCTTCCTTCTCTTGCTCGCCGTATCCGACGTGCAAAGAGACCTGGACCTTGCGGACGGGTGTCCACAATCGGGGGTCGATGTTCTGGAAGTTGTTGTCAAACTCCCAAACCTTCTTGCGGGTCTGGTTCTCGATGACAACCTTGCGAGCGGCGAGGAACAGGTCATGAAGAAACATCGCGAAGTTGCGCGCTATGATCTTCTGCCGTGTCTGAGAGACAGTGATTAGGTCATTCACCATCCCCTGGGAGTTCTGGCTGCTGATCGCATCCTTATTGAGCCCCTGAGACAGAGAGGAAATACCAGTGGTTTCCTCCTTGTTCGTCTTCAGCATCTCCAGCAGCGGAAAGACCGCGTTGTTTAGCTGCGGGTAGGGTAGGATACCGATAGCATCTCGGTTCTTGACGTTGACAACACCACGCAACCGCGCGTCCAAAAGCTCTTTCGGGTTGCTCAGAGAGTTGTTGAGAACCGTCCATCGCGGGTTGTTCACCGTAGCGGCGTGATCTAGGATCGACCGAGTGATGACCGTCCGGGCGTTCTGCGTCGGAACGATCCGCTTTGAGAAGTTGTTCCCGAACTGCGAGTGGGGTCGGCGAAGCGGGACGAAGTCAAGGAAGTTGTCGTCAGCGACCTCACCCATCTCGAACAGATGACCGTCTGCGTGGACGATCCGATACAGCGAAGCCTTTCCGTCACCCTTCAGGGAGAGTTGGATGAAGGTTTCGTGGACAAGAATTTGGTCCAGTTCTGACTGAGGAGCATCGCTCCCGATGCCGTCATTGGTCTCCCTGTCGCGTTCCTGTCGCTCGCTGTCGAACTCGATTTCGCTCGATACCCGAACCTTGGAGACCTTGTCGCGAGGGTAGCCCTCAGAGATAAGCTCAGCTCTGGTCTTAAGGGTCTTGCGCCCTCGCGTCCCGTCCTGGCGGCGCTTCTTGGAGGCGTCGGAGTAGAACTCCTCAGGCGGAACGACCTCGACTCGCAGTCCAGACGTGTCAGTGACGCGCGTCCATGAGCCGCTGTAGGTGCCAGTTGCTTCATCAAGCTCCAGATCGACCTCAACGTCTTCCTGCGACGTGATTGCCTGTGCGTCTTCTAAGGTGAGTCCTTCGACACTGTGCTCGTCTCGCTGCTTGCTGTGCTCCCAATAGTATTGGATCACGCCGTTGCGGTTCTTCAGCGCGTCGTCGATGACATCGTTGAAGATGTCAAAGCCGTGGTTCTCCTCCATGAGTAGGTAGTTGATGTAAGCGGTCTCTAGGCGAGCCACCTCCACATCATTCTGGTTGAGTGGCTTGAAGCGTACGATGTCGTGACCACCAGCGAACACTTCGAGCAATTGAGACTTCATGCTCTCAACGCCGTCGTAAACGTCGGATGAGACGTAGCTGGAGCTACCCTCATGCTGACGCTTAGGCAACTGGCCGTCATAGTAGCGTTGCATCCGGGAGCGCTCGGAGGAGAGTTGGGTATCCACCCACGCGGCGGCCCGGGAGACCATCGGGTCCACCAGAGCCATAATCTCGTCTTCCGTCTTCCCGTACTTCTTCTTTGTGTCTAGCGTCAAATTGCGTTCACGTAGTAGTCGTCAGGGACAATGACGGGGTTCACACGTCCGGGGTGAATGTGGTTGGCGATGGCAAGGCTCATCACGCAGTCGTCGTGGCACTTGGCCTCGGCGGTCATCTTGCCAGCCTCGTTGACGACGAAGGTTTGCATCTCCTTCAACGTCGTCACGTCGTTCACAACGATATCGCCATCCCGTATCGCGCCGCGAAGGCGGTCGATGATTAGGGGGCGTGTCTTTACGTCGGTATAGTGCCCGATGTTGAGGGTGTCCTGGTCCTCAATCTGCCCTTCCTTGAGGTCCAAATAGACGTTCGGGTAAGAGAGGTCCTTGTAGAGGCGAAGACACGTCACAAGGCCATGGTTGTTTCGCTCGGGGCCGATCAGAGCTTCATTGTAGTAGCGTCCGATGCAGGCAAGAATGTCCGCGTAGTAGTCAGGGTGGACCTGTGCGCGGAATACTGCGACTTGGTTCTTCTCGCTGTCCAAGACATGTGCCACGGACCAATCGCCGTCCTTCACACCTAGACCAACGTCGGCTCCGATGGTGTATTGTTCGCCAGCTTCGCGTTCACGGAACACCTTCATGCGCCCAACTGGTGATTGCGCCATACGAAGGTGCTGACCAGTTTCCTCTACATCCATCAAGTAGAGAGGGACCGGGGCTGCCTCGATCAACTCAACAACCTGTTCCGGGTTGAACACCGGACGACCAGATGCGATGAAGGCTTCGTCAGGGCAACAGGGGTATTCCTGCATGAATTTGTCCCTGCCGTTCGCGCCAATTTTCATCCGCCGCCAGACAAGCTGTTCGTCATCGACAAGCCCAGCGCGTCCGTAAGTAGCGAGAAGGTCTTCCTCCTCTAAGGTGCGCTCGAAGCCAGCAGGCACCGGCATCCGGTACTCAGGTGTTTCGAACCAAGCCGCGAAGAATGGTTCGAACTCGGTCTCTCCGGCTACTGCTGCATCCCACAGGGTCTTAAACAGGTTGAAGCCGTTCGCAGTGCTCTCGATGTAGACCTCAGTGTCGTCCGAGTTGGGGATGCACTGATAGAGTGAGTTGAAGTTGTCCTCAGCCGTGTCTTGCGGCCAGAACGCAATCTCAGACAGATGTGCATCTGAGATGGTTTCGCCTCGGGCGACACCGTCACCACCAGCTGTCGCAACCATGATGCCGGTGTCCAGCTTCTCAAACACCAATTCCTTGCGTGAGGAGTATTTGGTGGTCGGCCTGAGCATCGGGGGGCAAAGCGTGTGGTAGCGCTGGTACATATCGAACAGCGCGCGGGTGCTATCCGCTTTGTGCGCCACGACAAGGCCCTTGCGAGCCTTGCGCTGTGACAGGCGACTGTACTTGCGTGCTGACACGTAGGTCGAGAAGCCCTGCTGGCGGCCCTTCAAGATGATCTTGCGGACGCGACCAGTGCGGCGCCGTTGGTCTTCCACTTCTGCGTGGAAGCGCCGTTGGACCGCGTTCATAGAGAACGGCTTGACTTCGTTGCTCTTGGTTCTGACCTTGAGCGCGTGGCGTGCATAGAAGTCGAAGTCTTCGTAGAAGCGCTTACGAAGCGCTGCCTTCTCCTGCTCTGTACCCATCATTGTCCTTCAGGGCGGCCTCCAGCCAGTCCTCGGACGAGACGTTGACGTTGCTGTCGGTCGCAGGCTTCTTCTTGGTCCATTCAAGGACGGTGCGAATAAACGGCACCCTGTTGTTCGCGTGCGTGAGCGGGCTCATGGCGCCGATCATCGCTTCGCGAAGGGCCGCTTCAGCCATCGCCGCTTCAGTCTTCGGCACGCGCAACTCAGTGCGATTGCCTGCGACCTCAACGAAGATGACCTCGAAGTCGCTCGTGGGCGTTTCGGGGATCATGCCTTCCGCTTTCATTCGGTCGATTAGTAAGTCTGCCTTGATGCCGTCATAGACGCGCTGCATCTCGGCTTGTTCTCTCGTCCATCCGGCAGGCACACCCAGCCGAGGAGGGGTGCCATTGAGGGCGGCCTTGCGGATTTCACGCGCCCTGTCGAGGCGCATTAGGACTCGTGCGCGCTCAACAGGGTTCTTGTAGAGGACCCGCATCGCTCTGCTTTGAGCCGGACGCTTCTTCTTCTGTAGGTGAGCGGGCAGCTTGGTTTTCTTGTATTTGATCTTGGGCCGCCCGCCCTTGCGTGTTACTTCTTTGTCTTCGACCATAGTCCCTTGATCGCGTCGTCGGAGAGATGCTTCATGATGGTCGCCGCCTGATGCGGAAACTCAGCAAGCATGTGGGCACGGACTTGGCGAACGACATCGGGGCTGTCAGAGCCCCAAAGAGCCGACAGGTACTTGTGGAAAGCTCCCCGCTCAGCCACGCTCGACAGACTGCTGCTGATCTTGTTGTAGATCGCTTCTTCGCCAGCCAGCCGCCTCGTGGTGCCTGCCTTGAAGCCCTCCGGATGACGGATGGACTTTCCGCCTGCTACGGCATCCTGATAGATCGCCTCTGCCGCGTCCTTCGGCTCCTTGAAGACGTGCGGGCTCTCGGGGAGCACGAAAGGTGCATCCGCCTGAGGAGTGTCCAGGCTTGGTTGCGTCGGTGCTTCGGTGCTGTCCGCTTCAGGGGCCGCCCGGAGCTTCTTCAGGGCGTTGGCTGCGCTGATCAGTTCGCTGGCTCGCTTACCCATCGCAGGGTTGCGAACCTCTCCGAGACCACCCACGCTGTCGATCAACGGACTGACAGCCGCCTCAGCCTCAGCCTGATTGCTGCCAAGGCCCTTCTGTCGAAGGTCAGCCATCTGCTGGAGCCCCTTGGTGAGCTTCTGCGTAGCCTTGAACACATCCTCCATCTTCACCTGCGGGGTGTCCTGGGGTGCGTTCGCTTCCTCGTACTGCTGCCTCATTTGGTCCGCCCATTGACGGTCCTTCACAACCTGCTTTCCAGCCTTGATGGCATCTTGCAGGGTCGTGTCGGGCGGCTCAGGGGTCGGAGGTTTGGCTTGCTCGGCGAGCTTTCGGAGGAGAGGCAGGGCTTCCTTTGCGGTCTGCTGCTGCTTGTCCTTCTGGAGCTTCGCGACGATCTTCGCGATACCCGGCTCTACGATGTCCGGCTTGAACTTCTGAGGCGCCTCGGGGGTAGGTCCCCATGGCTGAGGCGTCGTCAGGCTGTTCTGCGGAACCACCTTCGGCCCTGTGGGGCTCTGGTTGAGTGGCTGAGCCTCACGGATCGCTGTGGTGGCGTCGCCGAACTTCTCAGCGAAGGTCTTGGCCGGCGAGGCGAGACCCAACGGGCGATCGATGAGGTACTGCCAGCCTTTGTAAGCCCCGTAAGCGCCTGCGAGACCGCCTGCGATTTGGGGAGCGATGGCATAGAGTGTATCTGCTCCCTGAGCACCGTTCGCAAGGATGTGAGGTACCGCTGCGGCGCCGCCGGCAGTAAACAAGGCTGTTCGTGCGTTCCTGCGCGCGAACTCGCTAAGGCCGCCAGCAAAGCGTCCCTCCGACTTGTCGAAGTTCCCGTTGGCGGTCAGCTTCTGAAGGGCCGATGCCTGCCTGACGAGGTCCGACAGCTGTGGGTTGCCTTCAGCATCCACCGCCTTCAGGTCACGCTCGGAGATGGCGTCGCCGCTCTTGGCCCGCTCGATGGCGCTCACAGCCTCGTGGGAGGCGTTACGGACGGTCGAGGCTACATCGCCTAGCTCGCGCCGCACGTCGCCCATGGCCGCCGCAGTGGCCTCGTAGCCTGCCTTAGGATCGGCCAGCTTGTCGGGGCCTCCAGCGGCCTCAAGCACTCGGTTGGCTGCTCTGGTCGTGGCCTCGCTGGAAGACTGATCGCGCATCCGGGAAGCGGTGATGGTCTCCTTCACGCCCTTGGGGGCGGCAAAGGTGCTTCCGCCGACACCGCCCATGACGCCAGCGCCAAGGATCGTTTGCGTGTCGAAGGGGACTTCCGTGCCCCGGTTCGCCATGCCTTGAGAGACCGCGTCCTGAGCCGCGCTGGTCGCGCCTTCCACAACCCCAGCCTTGGCGACGTTTCCGGCCGCCTGCGCTGCGCCAGTAATGCCCGTCCCAGCAACCTTGCCTGGATTGACGATGGCGTTGGTGCCGATCTTGTTGAGGGCGGATTGCACCAGCGTTGACTGCAAGCCGCTGAGCTTGTCGTCAGCAGTCGGCTCTGCGTTGGCATCGCCTGTACGGGCGGACGCGCGGCGCTGGGCCTCGTTGCCAGCCGTCCGAGAGCCGAAGGTGGCAAGGCCGGTCAGGTACTGCCCGACAGGACCCAGGCGGCGCGATGCGACACCGCCGACGACGTCCAGGGCGAGCCCAGGTGCCTGCTCCAGAGCCGCGCGAGGAAGGGACGACCAGTCGAGACCCAGGGTGTGGTTCTCCGCACCATCATCTGGGTGCATGAACTGCTGAGTGGCAGACTTGTAGTTCGGGTTGGCCTTCGCGGCATCATTGCTCAGGATGGCGTCGCCAGCATCCTTGCTAACGTACTCCCGAACGGTCTTACCAACGCCCGAAACAAGGTCGGACACGCCCTGACCGAGCGCACCAGAGATGGACGTGTCTTTCTTCGGGCTGTTCGTCTTGACGTTCTGCGCGTACCACTGTTGCGCGCCAGTGATAGCGGTAGTCTCATCGGGCGCATCAATGTCGATTTGATGCCCGCTGGGCGCTTGAATGGTAAATGTTGGCATAACGTCTCACTTCGGAGGGCGGACACCCAGGATTTTCCACCCGGAGGCAGGAGTTGCAGCGGTGGTCGGGATCGTGGGAGTGGACTGAGCCGCTTCCTGAGCCTTCTGCTGCTCAAGGATGCTATCGATGTTCTTGTAGACCGAACCGTAGCGGTCGAACTGCTGTGCGAGGGGCGCGAACGCGGCGTCTCCGCCATACATTCCCTTGTAGGCGTCGAAGATGGCTTGACCGCGCTGAGTGACCGCTTCCTTGTTTCTGAGTAGCAGCTTGGTAATCGCTTCGCGCGCTGCCTTGGTATCGTAGTTGACGTTACCGGAGGTGATCTCTTGCATCACACGATAGGCGTCGCCCTCAGTCTGCACACCCTTCGCCTTCAGCAACTCGGTATTTGCGAGCTTCTGGAGGAACTGGCGGTAGTCAGCATAGGCGCGAGATTGCTCGTTACTCATCCCGACCAAGTTGCGACCGGCATTCTCCCAATTGCGGAAGCCGTTGAGATCGAGTAGACCTGAGTTGAGGTTCTGGAGTACGCGGGAGCCTTCATCACTGATGTTGGCAATCTCACCGTACTTGTCCATGTTCTCGGTCAGAGTTTTCATCGCGGAAGCACTGAGCTTCGGTCCTGCTGTCTCAGACTGATTTGGGTTCTTCATGAACTCCAGGGAGCCCTGCGGCGACGTTCGGAAGAACGTGCCGGTCTTCGGGTCGTGGTGCCAATCACCCGGCTTCGGCTTGGACTTCTGAGACACCAACGCCGAAGTCGCCAAAGCGTTAGCGCCAGCAGGATTGTCGAGCGCGAGCATCGCACGTGACGCACCATCCATCGCGTCGGTGACGTTGTATCCGTTATCCGGATTTTTGTAGTTGAGCTTGTTGAAGAACGAACCGATCTGTCCCATGAACCCGTCGTCGGGAGCCGGAGTGGTTGGCATTACATCGGCTCCTTTCGGGGCTGCTGCTGCGTTGATGGCCTGCACGGCTGGGGCTGATCCTCCAGCGAGGCGCGCGAACTTACTGACGTAGGCAGGTACAGTCGTTCCGAGGATGTCTTTGGCGTTCCCTGCCTGAGCCATCGGACGACCTGAAAACCAGACACTCGCAGCTTCCTCCGGTGAGCCATACTTGTTGACATAGCTACCAAACTGGCTTTTGAAGACGGCTTCCTGAGCGTCATGGTCCGACAGGAACTCCGTGGGTGACATGGAGCGCCCTAGGGCACTCTTAGTCCACTGAGGAATGTTCGCGCCCATGACCTGATACTTGCCATAGGCCCGGTCACCGCTCTTGGTGACAGGTCCCAGCAAGTCATATCGACCGCTACTCTCAATTCCAGAGATTGCGTTGGCCCAACGATCATCCCACGGCTGCACTAAATGCTCGCGAGTTCGTAGTTGACGTGAAGCACACCAGCGATGTTCGCTACTGCCGCAGGGTTGGTCTGAAGAACGTCCTGAGCCATGAAGCCCATTTCGAGGGTCTTCAACGGGTCGTCCACGTATCGGAACGTGTAGATAGGAAGACCGTTGTCAGCCTTTCCGATGCGACGGATGTCAGTCTTAAGCCGACGATCAGACAGCTTCATAAGCGATGACGCCACCCCGAGACCACTACCGATGGTGCTCCACAGGCTGGGCGTCTGCGTCTTCTCGGAGGTACCAGTCTGAGTGCCGCCCCAATTGCCGCTGCCCACAACGTTCCAGAAGTTGGCAAGGTTGTTCGCCGCAGCGTTGTTGCCGTACTCGGTCTTGGCCCTCTCGTTGTCGATCGCCAGTTGCAGTGCGGATTGGAGACCGCTGCCGCCTGTCGCCGCCATCTGGAACAGATTGCCAAGCTGAGACACGCCGCTGTTGAGAGCGTTGGTGCCTGCGCTGAGGGCTCCGGTGCCAGCACTGGCCCGCTCCAGTGAGCGCACCAAGCCTGCTGGCGTTGTCTGCCTGTCGGCCGTTCTCGGCGAGCGAGAGGCCTTGATTGAACAGGTTGCCCCGGATCGTCGCGCTGGTGTCAGCGGTCTTGTCGGCAAGGCCACGAGCCAGCACGCCTTCAGCGAGGGCGCTCTTACTGCTCATCGTGTTGCCACTGAGCGCGCTGGAGCGTGCCAGATGTGGCATGGCCTGCTCGGTCACCTGTCGCGTCGCATCGCGCATCGCAGACTGCACCATGCCGTCAACGGCAGGGTTGTTCGCGTAGGCGGTCGCGGCTGCAATGTTGCTGTCGGTGCCTCCAGAGGGCGAATAGCCAGTGAGGCCGCTCAGGGCCGAGGTAAGGGCTCCAGAGCCCGCGTTGGCCGCTGTGGTGCCTGCGTTGGTGGCGGTCGTGGCGCTGGACGTGTCGCTGCCAGCCCCGATCATCTGTCGGAACGTCGCAAGCTGCTCCGGGGTCATTTGAGCGACTTGCTCGCCGGAGTAGGTGTTGCCGTTGGCAGCGGTGAGGTTGTTGGAAGCCTGCTGCCACGCCTGCGTGAGGTATGGCTGCTGGGCCTGCCACGGCGCGCTCTGCGAGGAGCTAGTTTCCTTAGTGCTTGACGAGGTCATTGATTGTTCTTCTTGCTCACAAAGCACCGCCGCGAGCGGCCGTCTGTGCATTCAACTCGCGAAGAAAACTCGAAGCCCATGAGTCTGACGTAGCGCTCCCATTTGGCGTCGTCGGGCTTGTCTTCGATGGCGAATATGGTCGCATCCGTGCATGAGCGCAGGGCGCTAAATTCGCGCTTCATCCGCTTCAGCACTGACGGTGCGAATTTCTTCACGTCCATGTGGATCACCATCATCTGATGCCCGGCCTCATCTCGAAGCTCGTGTAGAACTGAGCTATACTCTGGAGGCGCAGAAAGGACGTACTCTGCGTGGAACTCAAACCCCATGCGCTGTCATGCGTGCTTCGAGTTTTTTCATCACTCCAATGAGAAGACCAATGCACAACTGCACCTTTCGAAGCTCCTCAGCGTAGTAGAGCTTGTCACTGTTGGGCAATGTCGGAGGGTTACCCACGTTGTATTGCTTGAGGGTGTCCGTGTCGGCCATCGGTTCTCTCATTGAAGGCGGACCGCTAAGGCAGTCCTCGGGGCATCGCCCATGAAAACAGGCGGGAGGCGATCAACCCTCCCGGCCGCGCATCAAAGCGCGGACTTAATCAGAGTGTGTCTAACTCGAAGTCGAGACCGCTTAAGCTCATTGATTTGTAGTCCGGATAATCAATGCGGAGACTTAGGAAGCGTCCGGCCATATCGAAGTCCAGATAGTAGTTCTGGTGAGCATCGTAGGTCTGTGGAGCGCTGAAGATCGGTGCGACTGCCGGGAAGTCAGTGACACCAACTGTAAACGTCAGCGGAGTGGCTGAAGCGTCCAAACGACCCTGCGGCCAGATGTGCTGGACCAGCTTGTAGCCGTCTAGCTTGGCGTCGATCTCGTCGAGGTCGATACCGTCTCTCAGAAGGAGACCCGGACGCGAGGCGATGGTGTCAACCGGGGAGGTGAGGTTAGAGCCTTCACCATAAAGGTCGCGCGCGTAGACGCGAGCCTGAAGACCCGTGTCGGGATCAGCCTCGCCGATATAGACAACAGTGCGCTTGAAGCCGTCTTCCAGGTCCTGCCATGAGCCGCCGATGGTCGCCCATGTGGCGGTCACGTTTGCCCAAGTCAGCGTTTCAAGCGATACCTTGGCGAAGCCTCCGGCGAACACCAGAGGATTGTCATCGAACGACCAAGTCTTCGAGGAGAGGTGGAACACCGCAGAGCGGTTGCACCCAATCCCGTTGAACGCCGTGTAGGTGTCGCCACTGACGAAATGGAAGCTGACGGTCTTTTTGCTGGGGTCATGCGCCACGAAGAAGCGATCGGCCTTCTTGGCGTTCATGCTCTTGTAGACGAACTTCCGAACACGTGCGTCGGCGATGCTCTCCTCTGAGAGGCCGTCGTGGACCCAAATGTCCTCAGCACCAAACACGAAATGTCGGTTGTCTACCTCCACCACGCAATTTGCGTTGATCGCACCACCGCTGAAGGGCAGCTTCCGATAGCTATAGACGTTGCTAGAGCCATCGGCAGTCATCTGCCAAGCCTCTTGGTTGCTGTAGAGGATCAGGGAGTTGCCCAGGACCGCCGCATCAACGATCTCTCCGTTCATCTCCGTCAGGAGGTTTTCGGTCGCGTTGTTGGTGGTCTGTGCCTCGTCCCACGTTTGCGGAGGCTCGCCTGGGTCACGGACCAAGTCTGAGGTCTTGACCATCGTTGGGTACCGGATGCCGCCCTTGGTGACGTTGAGTGCGACTAGAGCGCTTGCGTAGGAGCGAATGATCCGCGCGCGCCATCCACTGCTCCAGCCGGGCAGAACCTTGAAGGTCGTATCGGTCGGTCGGAGATACCAGGGCTCGCGGTCTTCGCGGTTCATGTACACGACACCCGCAAGGGTCGTGGCGCTCCAATGAGCCTCGCTGTCAACGGGAGAGTAGCCGGTAGGACTGGCCGCGCGCTCAGTCGAAGGACTCCAGTCGGTGACTGACCCATCGCGCGCGCCGATGTAGAGCGAAGTGGAGCTATCGGCCTTATTAGCGACGTAGCAGAAACGCGGTGTGAAGGAGAGGGGGTCACCTACCTGTCGCCACACAGGCGCCGAATTGATCCGGCCGTCCTCGAAGCGGACGTTGAGGGCCATCGACCAAGCACCAAGCGGGAGGTCGAACGGGTCAACGTCGGTGATGACGCCGTACTTGTCCAGATTACGGAGTTTGGAACGGCTCAAAGGATCTCCATAGGCGGCGCAAGTCCGCGTCCACAGCCTTCGGCTGCGTCCGCAGGGGCACCAAGATTGGGATGATGGATGGACTAGAGGGTAAGGCGTAAAGAGCCTTAGAAAGCTCCTGAGAGCCTTTAAGAAGCTCTCTATAGGATCAAGTAATGATCTCCATAGAGGTTGGCTTAAGGAGCTTTAGAGGCTCTAGAGCCCCCTTACCCCCGTTACCCTCTGTCAGGATTGCTAGACCTTGATGCAAGCCATCACGGTAGCGCTGTCAGGCCGCGTCTCGTTACCACCATTGGCGGCAACTGTGATGTTGTGGATGTGACCACCGTTGCCTGCTGTATTACCCGTGACCCTGTGCTCATGGTTGATGTCCGTGGCTCCAATGGAGACACCGTTAAGAGGCCCCTGCGGTGCGTAGACGCCAGTGTCGAAGCCACCAGACACACCAATGCCCGAACCACTGGCTGGGTGAGAGTGGGGGTTGCTTCTATTCATCCCTGAAGACCAGAGGTCTAGATAGTGGTCGTGGTGTCCCTGAGCATCCATAGATGCACTATGGCTGTGCAGACCGATCTGGTTGGTCTGTAAGGTACCTACACCGCCTGCAACGGTTCCATCCCCTCTGTGGCGCCTGAAGCGCTTCACCAGATTTGGGACGGCGAACTGACCTCCAGAGCCTCCCCATGTATAGCCGATGGCTGCAAACAAATCGGCAAAGGTTACCGTGCTCACCAATTGGCCGTCGCAGGTCAACCAGCCCTCAGGCGGTGTCGGTCCTGCGAAGTCTAGGATGAAGCCGGGTGGGATGGACCCGATGCCCCGAAGCGTACCGGGATAGGCAATAGTGCCCTGAGACTTCCGATAGAAGCCCAGGCCCGGCTCGGAGCCAAAGCTGAAGGCAGGACCAGAGGCGTCACCGTCAGCGGTCGCCGCGAAGCCGTATCCGGCTCCCAGCGACCTTGTGATGGGGCCAGAGGCGTTCGGGAAGGAGTTCTTGAGAGTGAGCTTGATGCCCCGGATGTGGTCGTCACCGTTCACCAAGCCGTCGTTCACGTCAGGGTAGGTGACCACGAGGCTGTCGATGTAGCCGAAGTTCTCTACGGTCAAATAAGCCTCTTGAGGGCTGTTGGCGAAGTATTCGCGTAAGGAGGATCGAGCCTCCATCAAGCACTGCGAAGTCTTCGCAATGGTTCTGAAGCAGCATCTAGGCCGCTTCCCTGTACAGGAGGACGAGTATTCAGCTAACCCACTGTCAGGATTGTGGAAACGGCGCATATTTCCCGTTTTACTGGTCAATACTTGCCCCTGTTCTGCCTCAATTCCCCCAAGGAGGACCCCGGTCACCGGCGGTTTTCAGACCCGTTTTCGTCTAACAACAACGGGGGCTTTAGACCCGTTTTTTGAAGTCGATTTCTTCAAATACCATGCCAATCCGAGGTCTGGCCGGGACCCTACGCGGCCCCCGCGCTCCGCCCCCGCACGATGTCTAACCAATTGATATAGCTAGATAAGTCACGGATACGCTATCCGTCATCACCTGGTTGGCGGGGCAAATCCGTCTTGTGGCTCTGGACAATGAGGCTACTAGATATGGTGTGCTACATCTTGTGGGTGCCAACGCTGTAAACCACAATTGGGGAACCGCGTGTGACGAGGTTGTTAGACCGCGCGAGGGCTCAAGAGCGCTTTAGAGCGCTTCGCAGTTCCTCGCGAAACCTTCGGCTGTACTTTGCCCTCACGTCTTCGTGATCAAATATTCCTGCCGACTGAATGCAATTGTGTTGACGTTGCAGCCGTGGCTTGCTAGGTGAGGGGACACGCCAACGAACTCTAAGCCTCTCCAGCCCTCGCACACCAAACACAAAGGTTACTAATCATGTCCATCGATCTCCGCACCCGCTACAATGAATGGCTTATGAGCGCTCAGGGTGCCGTCCGCAACGGTGACAAGCGCGCTGCGATGTTCTGCCTTGGTCAGGCGATGAGCCTTGCTAACCGCGTCCGTGACGCGCGCTATCGCCGCGCTGTGATGCGCGCTATGAACCACGTGCGTACCATCTGATTAGGGAATTCTCCCGTGACCACTGCGAAAATCTATCTACGCCGAAACGGTAGCTTCGGGGCATCCTACGGCGAGGCTGTTCCTGATACGGGTCACCATATCACGGAGCACAACGGGCGGTTCACAGTGCTCAGCATAGATGATCCTGACCGGATCATTTGCGCCGATGCGTCTCGTACTGAAGCCGAGCGGGTAATTGCTCAGGATTGGAAGCTCCCATGACATACATAAGGGGTCACCACATGCCCGACCACTATGTAATCATCCTACCCAATCCGTTCATGCCTGACCGCAGCATAGCCAAGCGCAGCGTAATGGTGGCGCCCTATGGCACTCCTAAGTCTGCGGAGTGGTCCTCTGCGGCGTGGTTGAAGACAAGCGACTTCAAGCCTGTCGCGAAGCCCCGGAGGGCTGTGAAGCGCTCCAAAGCGCGCTGAGTGATCGGAGTTCACGCTAGAACTTTGCCTGGATTGAACACAGAAACCGTTGAAACACAAGGACAAGTATCACCATGATCAGCAAGCGCCCCGACATCTACACGCAGCACGACAAGGCATTCTCTGCCGTCTCCGCTTACGTGGTCCTCAACAACGCTAACGAGCGAGTGGCGACCGTCGCTCTTAAGTTCCCCCGTGACGGCGCAGGGCGCTTGTACGCTTACGTTCATTGGATCGGCCTGGAAATGGTCCGTGGCTGGGCAAGCGGCTACGGATACGACAAGCGGTCGGCTGCGTGCTCCTCGGCCGCGCGGCGCATCGCGATTGGTGCCCTCTCAGGCGACGAATGCGCTAACCGCCGTCACGAAGCCGCGGCGTTTGTTGAGGCCTTGGAAAAAGACAACGGCGAAGATTGGACGCGCCAGTTAGAGGCGGCAGGCTTCAAGGTCTTCCAAGCGGTCTAACTGCGCCTTCAATAAACACAGAAGCCAGCGAAACACAGGAACAATTACCATGTCCGAAGAACCCCGCATTAGCGTCAATCTACCTTTTCCAGGCTTCTATAACAGCCTCTACAGCAGTGAGATTGACGATATCGAACAGCAAGAGGCGGAATACTTCTCAGAGCACAGGCAAGCTGAAGATGGTGTGCCCCAGGAACTGCGAGTTGATCAGGACAAGGTCACCGAAATCCTGTTCGATGTCACGGACTACAGCTCCGCGTATTTGGCGCTTGCCAAGACCTATGCGGCGGCATTCGACGATGTTGTGAGTGCTGAGCTAGACCTTAAGCTGTCGCTCGTATGGGAAGAAATGACCAGCCCTCGCGAGTACAACTTTGAGACCGATCGCATCTTTTGCTCTATGCCTCTCAGCGTGGCAGAGGAGCTTTTGCGCCGCTCTGAAGCTGGCGAACATGCCCGCCTAGCCGAAGTGATCAGGGAGCGCTTCACGTCTCGCCCTGGCTTCTCATCGTTCTATTCGAACGACATAGCGGACTGGCTGGAAAAGCCCCTAGAGGATTGGGACCACAACGAAGTCGGCACGCTGCTGGCTGCGATGATGGATGACCCAAACGACCGCAACCTGACCATCTATTACACCACTGTAAGGGGCGAGGGTGCCTATGACGCATGGTCCAATGCGGTCGATTGGGAGGCGTTCGATCGGAAGGTCGAGGAGGCGCGAGAGGAGCTTGCAGAGGCTCTTAGGGCGGATGATCTGAGTTATACGCAGCCACCGCCGCGCTGTGACCGCACCGTCGATATGTTCACAGGCAGGGAGGGCTGATCAATGTCAACAGATCACAGCGCGCATTTCGAGGCGTGGCTTGACCATATCCCGATGTGGCATTGGTGCGCGTTCTACATGCGGGACCACCTGGAGCAAGACCGCAGAAGCGCGCGAGAGAAGCGCTATGACCGTGTGATCCTGCGTCACTATGGGTGCGACAGAGACACGTCACCAATCTTCACAGGCAGGGAGCGCTAACCCATGCCGAAGATCAGGGAAGGGGACACCCTACACCCAGAACCAACTCACTGCGACATCGCGGAAGCATTCGTCGCAATCGCTCTAATCGCCGCATGCGCTCTTGCGGTCCTCTCGCTCGCAGCGCGCCTTGGGTGGTCCTAATGGACAACCCTCACAGCAAGCTAGATGTGGAGCCTCAACAGGTTGTCCTCGGAGAGTCCGAGTCTGCTGATTGGCGGCTGTGATTTTATGCCGCCGTGAGGGCGGTGCCAATTGTATCGATGCAGCCAGATCGGCAGTTCCTCGGCCCTGCGTGTCGAGGTCGGATAGGCCTGCGCGTAAGCCCATTCCCTGAGAGCACTTTGGATGAAGCGCTCGGCCTTGCCGTTGGTTTTAGGTGTGTATGGCCTGGTGCGGATATGCTTGAGCCCGAGAGCGTGGCAGGCGTTTCGGAAATCAGTCGATATGTAGCAGCTTCCGTTGTCGGTCATGACGCGTCTAACGGTGACGCCGAGGCTGGCGTAATAGGCGATCGCGGCCTTGAGGAAGGCGATCGCGCTGACGGCCTTCTCGTCCGCGAAAATCTGCGAGAATGCGACACGTGAGGCGTCGTCGATGCAGACGTGGACGAACTCCCAGCCGACGCCGCGGCTGTTGCTTTGGCCGGTGCGATCGCCGGTGATGCGATGGCCGATCTTGTCGAAGCGGCCGAGCTTCTTGATGTCGATGTGGATCATGTCGCCGGGATGGGCGTACTCGTAGCGGCGGGCTGGTTCGGCCGGCTCCAGGTCACGCATTCGGTTGAGCCCCAGGCGTCGCAGGATACGGCTGACGGTGGCCGGCGACAGGCCGAGATCGGCGGCGATCTGCTTGCCGGTCAGACGCTGACGGCGCAGCCGTTCGACCTGCTCCACGGTCGCCACTGGCGTCGGCTTGTACAGCCGCCGCGGCCGCGACGAGCGATCGGCAAGCCCTGCGCGCCCTTCGGCCTTGAACCGGGCAACCCATTTGCGGGCCGTCCGCGGGCAGACGCCTGCGGCTTGTGCGGCGGCCTTCGGCGTCTGCCCGCTCAACACCGCCTGCACCAGCCGCTCTCGACCAATCGGCGTCAAACGGGCATTCTTGTGAATGTTCATCCGGTCCCTCCCTGGACACTGAAGCTTCGCAACCTCAGCATCCTCGGTCCGGACCGGATGGACAACCTAATGAAAGCTCACAGCTAGAGCGTGTGAAGCATCGCGGACGAGAGACGGTCACCCATCTGGCAGCCGTCGATGATCTGATCTGCCACAGCACCAACGAAGGCGGCGCAGTGCTCGACTTCATCGTCTATGGAGCGGACGGCAAGGCCCTGGAGAGCTTCAGAGCGACCTTGTGTCCTGAGGACCTTTCCCGCGTCAAAGGGATCAGCAGCGTACCGAATGACTGACTGAGCAATTTTGCTCTTATGGAACACAAAAGGGGACTGTCGGCTGTGACATACAGATTGCTTGTGAAGATTAACGGCACGTGGCAGGAAATCGGGTTCAGACACCTTAGCGTTGAGCAAGCTCGCCTCAGCGCGCGGGAGTGGATAGGCCACAAAAGCCTGATCCTTCCGGCTTGACTACCGGAACGAAATGAGAACACCATAGGAACATAAACCTTGCCTCTGCGATGGTGCGGTGGCGGGCAACTAGGAAATTTGAAGGATGAACTCGCTCAATTTGGCCCCTGTTTTCTACAGGGCGCGTGGCTCCAGGGACATCATGTCAGGCTGGCAAGCTCGCACTACAGGCGACATCTACGCGATTGATGACACTGGAGCCGGATACGTGCTGGAGGTCGGCGCTAGACCTGCGTTCAAGGTCGGGGATCGCCTGCGCTTCACTAGGCCGATTGATCTTCATCCGACAGATTATATCGCGGCCGATGAACGCGCCCACGTGGTCGAAGTGGATGCGGAAACGGGTGTGGTGAGTCTATGGGTCGAGGGCGTCCATATCGGTCTCGGCGACGGCGTCCCTGTGCTCAAAATCTCTCCGAGGGACGATGTAGAGGCCGCAAGCTGCATTGAGCACTTCAGCGATCGGCGTTGGTGGCAGCTTAAGCGCCTTGGAGTGATTGGAGGCGTTCGAGGCGACTTGCTGGCGCTATCGACGCTGTTTGTGACCATGCCCCTAACGGCCATCCTGCATTCGATCGCTCCAGAGCGGCCGTCAACGTTCTTTTTTGTGATGGCCGTGGTGTGGTCGGCCTTGGTGCTAGGGCCGCGCGCGGCCGTGGCTCTGTCTCTCGTAACACCTCTCGCCTTCAATCTGGTTTGTCCTCCTATAGGGAGCCTCGTCGGCTTTACGTTTGAGGATGGACTGGTGCTCCTGATGGAACTGACCATCGCGGCTGCCTTCCCTTGGCTGGTCTCCAAAGGCGCAGCTAAGTTGAATACAGTTGTTGACTATGTGAAGCAGCATTGACGTTGAAGGAACAGACAGTATGTTGGTTGAAGCCGCGTTGGTCGTATTCCTGATTTGCGCTTTATCGGACAACGCGGCTGTCGGACTGCTTGGTTTGGCTCTGCTTGTTTTGGCTCTGTGGGTCTGAAAGTCTCTGAGGACAATACAAAATTTCAAAAGACTGTATGGAGGGTAGTGTGTTAAACATTGCTCTTAAACTTCCGGACAAAGGGCTAATCGCAGTGACAGGAGAATTGAGCGATGAGGAGCGTAAGGCCCTCAAAGCTCTGAGCGACGTGCTGGTGGAGTTCGTGAAGCGGCGTCCGAACATGCCGCTCCACCAGATAATTGTGATGCTGAGCGTGGCCCTAGAGGAGGGCAAGTCGCTGAAGACGTATTCGGAAAGAACACAATACCCGACATCTTCAGTCTCGCGGACCTTCCTGGATAACGGACCGAAGATGAGAACCGGCGAAGCTGGCCTTGGGCTGCTCGAAGCGCGACCATCACAGCACAACCTCAGAGAGTATGAGACGCATCTGAGTGCGAAGGGTAAGTCGTTCTTCAAGAGCATCGCGAAGCGTATGCTAGGGGTGTGTGGATGAGCTACGGTGAGAGGCGTGGTGGTAAGCTAACAGGTGTGTGGATCGGTGAGCGTGTCGTGAACGGTGCGAAGCGCCGTTGTCGTGCGAACACCAAGAAGGATGCTGACGCCTGGGAGACCTTCATCGATCGCTTCGGAGTTCTTCCGACCGATGGAACAGGCTCCAGCAATCCCCGCACCCTCGGAGCCCTGAAGGTCCGTGCCCGCTCTGAGCGCGCGGACTGGAAGGCTTCACGCGACCCAAGCCTTGATCAGCGCCTTGAAGAAGTCGTGTCGTTCTTCGGTCCGACATCGGCTCCTGAGAAGGTCACAAGCGCCCGTGTGCTCGACTTCGTGAAGCATCTGGAGAACCGCAAGGGCCGCTCTGGAGGGCCGCTGAGTGGAAAGACGATCAACCGCTATCTCGCTGTGGTGTCGGCTTTGATGGACCATTCGCGCTTTTTAGGGTGGACCGAGAACACGCCTGCAATTCCATGGCAGAATGAGACTAAGGGCCGGCTGCTGTACTTCAAGGACGGTCAGGATCAGCCTGTGCTCGAAGCGTTGGGGACTAGGCCGCTTCAGGTTTGCTTCGAGGTCCTAGCGGCGAGTGCGATGCGCCCGACCGAGTTCTTCTCGCTGACGCCTGACCAAATCGACATCCGCAACGATTGGGCTTGGATCAGACTGTGGAAGACCAAGAACGATGATGCTCGCAGCATTCCTGTGGATATCGAGCTTGGACGTGAGTTGCGAGCGCTGTTGGAGGCCGGAGAGCTTCCGAAGCACCGAGAGTTCTATAAGGCGCTGAAGGCGGCTTGTGCGTCTAAGGGGCTCGACAAGGCTTTCACGGTCTACTCGCTGAGGCACACAGGCTGCACGCGCGCTGCGAGAGAGAACGCAGGAGCCAAGGTGCAGAAGTTCGCCGGCCACAAGGACTTCAGGACGACGATGAACTACGTCCATTTGGCTGACGAGGACATGGTCAGTGTTGCATCGTCGATGCGCCGGCAGAGCCTGCGACCATAG